TTTCTTTTACAGACGGCACAAACGACACGCCCTTTACAATAGGTTTTGGGTTAAAATTAAATGTTGTATCAGGGTATAAAGCTTTGATTTCAAAATACACCTCAGGGAATTACGAATGGGAAATAAGGCTTAATGGCTCACAGCTAGAAGTTGTTGTGTATAATCCATCGGCAACTGCATATCTATTTAAAGCACAAGGTAATTTTGTTGCAAACACTTATTACAAAATATTAGTCACTTTTTCTGGTGGGGATATACGCACAACAGTCAATAATGTCTATGCAGGAAGTACCACTCAAAATATAGGTGGTTATACTAAAATGACTAACACCGCTTCTCCTGTGTTATTTGGTAAATCTGCAACTAATGGGTTTTTCTTAGATGGAACTATGGACGATATATGTTTTTGGAATCGAATATTAACAAGTACCGAAATGACAGACAATTATAACAGAACAACTAATTTATTATAAAAATAATGATTACAGCAACGTACGGGAATATAATTTAGCAACCTGCATCCCTTTAAATTTAAACAAAAAATAAACATGAAAACATTAAAAAATTGGTGGTTCGCAATATTAGGATTTGCATTAATTATTTTAGATCAGGGCTTTGAAATTCTAAATCCGTTTTTATCAGAAATAGGATTATCAGAAAAAGGAATAGGTATTGTTAAAATAGTATTTGGACTTTATGGAGTTTACAAATTAAAAACATCACTACCAACCCAAAACACTGACAAATTAGAATCGTTAATTGAGAAGACTAAAGAGTCTGAATAGAAAATAAATACATTATGAGTCCAGAAGAAAAAATAAAATTTGAAAAGATGGAAAATACCGTGGAGAAAATTCAAACTGATGTCATGGAAATTAAGGCTGCATTGTTGGGAAATAGTATGTCTGGCGATAAGGGCTTAGTTGGCAGGATTGAAGTTTTAAACGTATCTCACGACCTTTTGGAATGTCAAGTAAAAACATTGATTGAGGAAAAAATAAAAAACGCATTATACATCAGGCTTATAAACTGGTTATTAGCGGTGATTGGAATGGGAGTTATAGGTGGGGTCATTACGTTATTCTTTAATTTATTAAATAAATAATTATGATTTCAACACAAAACGCAATTATAAAATACGGTTTTCCTACTGAAAATCCTAACTATTTAACAACGTTACGACTACCTTTTCCAATGCGTTTAAGTTGGGATAAGAATGTTTATGTAAACAAAATCCAATGTCACAAATTAGTAGTTGTTCAGTTAGAATTAATCCTTAAGAAAATTTTAGATTACTACGGTATTGAGAAAATTAAAAAACTTCAAATCGACATGTATGGAGGTTGCTTTAACTTTCGTAAAATGAGAGGCGGTAATGATTACTCACGGCATTCGTGGGGAATCGCAATTGATTTAGATCCAGAAAGAAACTTGCTTAAAGAAACATCTAAAACGGCTCGATTTGCAAGGGAAGAATACAAACCAATGATTGACATATTTTATAAACACGGCTTTGTAAATTTAGGTGTAGAGAAAAATTACGATTGGATGCACTTCCAAGTAAAAGACTAATTAATTAACAATAAACACTATGAGACTAAAACTATTTCTTGCTCAAATTTGGGATTTTATCTCAGGAATTTGGAAAAAAACAACTAGCGAAATTAAAAGAATTACACCTATTGCCGTTAAGGCCGTTAACGCTCTGAAATCAATAAACGATTCATTTGCAGGCGATGTAATTGAAACTGTAATCGCTTCTATTATTCCAGGCAAAACAGATGATATATTTATAGCAATGCTTCGCCAAAAACTAAGAGAGATTCTACCAAAGGTTATTTTAAATTTAAATATCGTTAATTCAATTTCAAACATTGGTGACGCAAACGAACAGTTAAAATCGATTGTTTCAGCTATAAATATGAGTTCTAACGAAACAAAAAACATTTACTATCATTCCTTATGCGTTTTGATTTTAGAATCCTTAGCAGATGGCAAACTATCTTTTAGTGAATCAGTACAAATTTCAGAATATTATTATACAAATATTTATAAAAAATAAAATAAAAAGTATTATATTTGTATTTGTCTTTGGTTCTCGGAAAACCAATTTTGTTATTAAATTTTTCAAAATTTACAAACCCATTCTTATTGAGTGGGTTTTTTTATGTAAATTAATTTTATTACGTTATTATATTAGTTTTATTCGTATATTTGGAAAACTAAAACCAATAAATTATGTTAGATCTATCTAAAATCAAACATGGCTTTAACCTTATCCAAGCCCCTATTAACATTCGTAGAGTTATGCCAGAGGATTCAGATTTTATAGTATGGCTAAACACTGGCACTATAGCCGAATTAAACGCTGCTTTAAAAGCATTTGAAACTTCGCAAATGTATGAAGATTGTGCAATTATCTTTAAAGTCTTAAATGAAAAAATCAACTCAATTGTAACCCGCATAGACTAATGAAAATATCACAATTACCACCAGATGTTAAAGAAAAAGCCTTGTATTATTTTAATAACGATCCGTGCAATAAAGGCAAAGATTTGATTGATAATATAGAAGATTCTTTTGAGTGGGGCAAAACAAAAGAAGGTCATAATTATTGGGCTGATTGGTATGATAAAGAATTCATAGAAATAAAAGAAGACTCAATAGTAGAATCAATCAGAAAACAGTTTTTAGACCGTTCTAACGTAGGAATACAAAAATACGGTGTAACATTAGACAGGGAAGATTTAAGCCTATTAGAATGGTTGGAACACACCAAACAGGAGCAAATGGACTCTGTTTTATACTTAGAGAAAGCAATACAACAATTAAAGAATACGAATTTAGATTTCCCCCATCGTCAGAGCTAACCAATAATTAACCTATGAGTAAATATGATTATTTTAATTTAGAAGTTTTAAAGCATTTCGGAACATATCCAAACAATACGCATTTAGCGAAAGAGTTATTGCCAAAGGGAGAGCCATTGCAATTGGAAGCGTTAAGAAAATATATTGCGAAAATGCGTAAACACGCACATCCTAAAGAAGCCAAAGACGGTGTTAAGAGTTTGAAAAAATATTTAGCTATTGAGCCTTACCTAAACGGTAACCCAGACAATATTCTAATTATTGGCGATCCACACGAACCATTTACTTTATTAGGTTATTTAAAGTTTTGTAGGGAACAGCAAGAGATTTACGATTGCGGAACTGTTGTTTTTATTGGGGACATTATAGATAATCATTACAGTTCGTACCACGAAAGCGACCCCGACGGATACGGTGCGGGTGAGGAATTAGATAGAACAATTGATAAAATAAAAGATTGGTACAGAACATTTCCTAGAGCCAAAGTTATTGTAGGGAATCATGACCGTTTAGTATATAGAAAAGCATTTAGTGCAGGAGTTTCAAAAAGATGGATTAGAGATTATAAAGATGTTTTAGGGACACCAGATTGGGAATTTATGGAGAGTGTAGAAATATTTGGAATTAATTTCAATCATGGTGAGGGTGGTACTGCTAAAAACAGAATGAAAACAGAACTACAAAGCCAAGTTCAAGGACACTTACATACTCAATTATATGCGGAATTTTCGGTTGGTGCTAATTTTATTGTATTTGGTATGCAGGTGGGTTGTGGTATTGACATTAAAAGCTATGCAATGGCTTATGGGAAGCATTACAAAAAACCCGCTATAGGTTGTGGAGTGGTTTTAAATAAAGGTACGTTACCAATAGCAATACCTATGAAAATGTAATATAAAAATAGTGGCTCAAATAAACACTTATAAGTTTGAGGGAATACAGCCGAAAGTGTAAAAGGCGTGGTTTCGGGAAAACGAGAGTTGAGATACGTTTAAGTTAGTAAGCACGGTGGGAAAGGCTAACATTTTTTAGACACAAACAAAAACAATAGTTAGTTTAAAGTAAAGAACCCTAATTAAATTTAGGAGCGCAGATTAACGACCTGCACTATTGTTTTTAAAAGTTCATAATTTGGTTTTTTTAATTTTTCGGGGTGGTTTCCGAATATCGAACCCTTCTATTTTAGAGGGGTTTTTTATTTTGTTAAAGTTACGTTAATATATTAATAAATGTATACGTAAATCAAAGTAAAGGTTGTATATTTGTCTCAGTAATAAAGCGAAACAAAAAACACATATTATGAAAAATTCAATCGAAACTTTAAGAACTGAAAATAATTTACTTTTAACTTTATCTGAAAATCTTTTAAAAGAATTTAGAAAATTAATGAGAAAAGGAAACGTAAACGGAGCTAAATTAATTTTTTATAGAGTTGAGGAAGTGAATGCAAAAAGACAAGCTAATAATAAATTAATACTTTCTTTATAATGAAAGTAGAATTTAAAGGAGTTGCTCGTGACGGATTAGTTATCACGAGTAACTCAATAATTCAAAAAGAAATAAATAATGTGCTTTATACTAAATTATGTATAAAAGGTCATTGGATAAGTATTTTAAATGAATCATTAGAAATAAAATTATTATGAAAGAATTAAATTTCCCTAAAATAATGAAGTCACAAGACGGTCAAATAGTATTATTTGAATCAGAAGGAAAAGGAGTTGCTTTAAACTGTGTGTGCGGAGAAATTGGAATAACTTATTTAGACTGGATAATGTCAAATTTTAAAGATTTTAACCAGCCTTTAATTATTAGCAATGAAATAATACTATAAAATGAAACAACAAACAGTAAGAAACCCAAAAGGAGCAGGACGACCCAAAGGAATAGAAACTAAGATACTGACTATAAGAGTGTGTAAAGTAATACATGATGAACTAAAAGCGATGGTTAAATGTAAAGATGATGAGTTTAGAAAAAACGAGTAACGTTCGCTAGTGTAAATTCGGCTGCTGAAATGTAACCGCTGTTATCAGGAGTACGAATTAACTAAAACAAAAATATATTTATGGATTTAAAACATCTTTTAAACAGAATAGAAAGGAAAAGAGAACTTAAAATTGAACAGGATATTATCGTTAATATTCCAGAATTTCAAACTGGAACAGAGGAAGCGTCGCTGGAAAGTTTAGTTCTTATTTTAAACAAACATCAACCAATAAAAAAATACAGTTTTGATGTTAAAAAATTACAAAATTGGTGTGAAGTAAATAATTTGATATATTACATCGATGAACGCAATAGAATAGTTAATTTAAAACTAAAATCGTAAATATTATTATGAAAACAGAATTAACAGTAGAACAGAAAATACAGGCTTTATCATCAAAATATTACGATGGATTGCCCTGGAATCCTAAAAAGGGAGATTATTACACGACATCAAGAAATGATTTAGAATTATATCAAATTGTTGATGAAAATGAAACTACTTTATTTACAAATTATTGTGGAGAAAAGAAAGCGGACGAGCCTCACGAATGGAGCAAAAGAAAATTTCTAGAAGATTTTGGAGAAAGACGTGTTTTTGTTCCTGAATTTGTTTTAGGAATTTAAACGCAGTATTCCTGATAACGTTTCGCAGCCTTAAAATGCCAGCCTATACGCCAACACACTTTTGGCTGGTAAGTCAAGACTGCTGTTATCAGGAGTACGGCAATTTAAAACTAAATATTATTATGAAAAATAAAATAAAAGAAATCCTTAATAATTATGAGGAGCAAATAGAAAGATATGAGTTACAAGTAGAAAAACTTATAGCTAAAATGGATTTTTGTTCTGAACATAAATTTAATGAAGAATTTAGAATTGCTAATGTTGAATATCAAGCCGTAAATATGTGTGTTTATAGATGGAGAGATATGCACAAAGAAATTACATATATTCTTAATGAAACGGAATTGTAGTATTCCTGATAACGTATCGCAGCCTTGAAATTCCAGCCTATTTATAAAGTTGCTTCGGCTGGTAAGTAAAGACGGCTGTTATGCATAGTCTTTTTTTTACTAAATTTATAAATTAACTTAAAAACAAACAAAATGATAATCAAAGCAAAATTCACAGGAACAAATTCTTTAGGGTATGAAACAGGAAAAGAATACGAATTAAAAGTAGCAGATTTACAAGGAATTTCAGTAGTAAGATTAGACGGGACAGGCAAATGCCCATATATGTCTCTATCTTCTTTTTTAAAAAATTGGACTAATATAGTCGTTGTGTAAGATTATGCATAACGGCCGATGATACGGGAGGTTTTTCGGAATGGCCAAGAACTGTACTTTCTGGCCATTACAAAAAATAACAAGTACAGACAGATAAATCAATAATCAAAAATGCCGAAAATCTCTTGTATCATTTGTTAGGGAATCGGCTTTTTAACACAAAACATTATGGAAATAGAAAAGCATCTTGATTGGTTTCCTAGTTTTGAAAACCAAATAGATATAAAAGAAAAAACATTTACAATTACTATTAAACAAGAAGAAATAGAGATAGAGTGCGACTGGGATTATGGATATGGTGGTAGAGGAACAGAGATAATGTACTTAAATTTGGAACTTTTAGAAAATTTAATCACTGAATTAAGACTCTCGCAAGCTGTTCCCTAATAGGCGCGCACTTCACGAAGTTTCAATTTCTTGAAACGTGTAGTTGAGCGAAGTGTGCGCCTATTGAGTGAAGTGCGTGCGCGCATTTCACTCAACGTTCCCGTGACTGTTGTAGTTGTAAATAATTAAAGACTAATAATAACAAAAAAATACTATGGAAATTAAAAACAAAATTGCCGAAATAATAACTCAAACTCATAAAACACCATTTGAGCAAGCGGAAGAAATTGTACAATTATTTGCTGAAAATAACGATTACAAGCAATTACTACAGTCACGTGTTAGTGGGCAAAGCGAACTGTCTTGTGGCGGTAATTGCGGAATGAATTATTGTGACACAAACGGATGTATGGATAGAAAACGAATACTTACTGAACCAAAACCGCCAGAAGATAGTCACTAACGTTCCCGCTACTATAATTTCGGCTTGAGGTGGTCAGAAACCATATTTCGGATGAGCAAAAATAAAACAAACACAAAAAATTAATAACCCAATTACTGATAAAAAAGCTGAAATATAGCAGTTGTTAGCAGTAGTTATAATACTCGCAATTATGATAATATACAAATTAGAATGCACAAATCAACACGGAGAAATAGAAGTAAATGGTTATTTTTTGAATAAAGAATACGCTAAGATTTGCAAAAAAGAAAACGATGAGCATCCTTGTAATAAAAAATACGGAATAATTCAACATATTATTGAAATTGAGGTTATCGAATAATTACTGCTAACGTTTCGCAGCCTTGCTTAGTGGCTGATTCAAGACTGAGAAAAACAAACACAAACTAATAATCAAATTAAGAAACTATGAACAAAGAAAAGATAAATGAGCCATTGAGCAAGACTGCTGTTATCAGGAGTACGAATTAATTTAAACTAAATATAATTATGAAAACGGAATTTAAAGGTACTAAAGGAAAATTAAGTTTTTCAAGTCAAAAAGGAACAATAAACCATTGCGTTATGGCGCAAGTGTGGTCTGATAAACAAGAAACTTATGTAGCGAGGATTAATAGCACTGAGGACGAGCAAGAAGCTACGGCAAACGCAAGATTATTTTCAAACGCACCTGATTTATTAAATAATTTTATATCCGCTATAATTTTACTTAAACAAACTACCGAGTTTGAAGTTTTAGAAAGCTACCGAATTAAAGTATTAGAGTTTGAAAAAGTTCTTGAAAAAGCATTAACGTAGTATTCCTGATAACTACCTGCTACACGCTATAAATGTTTTACAATTATGAAAAACTACACTAAAGTAAAGGTTATACGTATTTCAGAAGTGCAATTAAAAACGCTTAATAAAATGAAGTCGTATAATATTGATGTTGGTAAATTCATTAGAGACTCAATTTCAGAAAAGATAAAAAGGGAGTATTTAGAATTAATACCAAAGCCAGAGAAAGTAAAATATCCGTTTTAATCAAATAACAATCAAATAAGAATATCAATAAATACAGTACTTAACAAAGGAAAGTGTTTAAAAGTATCTAAAAGTGTTTAAAAGTCCGTTCCTTTTTCTAGTATCTCTTTGCGGTTTATTTCTTTTAGATTGGTAATATAAATTTGTGTGGTAACTTCTGAACTGTGACCTGCTAAATCTTTAATGGCATTAATTGACACGTTAGCTAAAATAAGAGCGTTTGCACCTGCTTTTTTTAAAGCGTATAAATTCATGTCGATTCCTAATTTCTTTTTAACTACGGTCTCCCATCGCCTTGTTGCAGTGTCTCTATTAATATGAGTTGGTGCGGGAATGAAATCATTAAATTTCCCTATATTACCCTTGCCAACTTCACGAAAAGAACCAAACAAATAATAATCTTTTGGTAAATTTTCAAACTGTAAATTTTTATAATATTCCAATAAGAACGGAGATATCGGAACAACTCTTTTTTTATTGGTTTTTGTTATTTCTGGTGGTAACACTATTTCACTATCTTTTAAATTAACCATTGATAACTTAATTTTTAAAATTTCCTCTGGTCTAATTAAAGTAAAAAATATTGTAATACAAAAAACGTAAAAATTATAATGATTAGCTTCTAACTCTTTTTTTATTTTCGCCATATCTTCTTTGCTCGCTGGCTTATTTGAGTCGGGCGCTGAAACCTTTAAATTATCAACTTTAAACGCTGGACTATTCTCTATTATATCCCATTGCAAAAGCTCGCTTAAAACCGCCTTAAAATGGTTCAAATGTTTATTATATGCTTTATTGCTCCAGTTATTCAATTCCTTTGCCTTTTCCGTTATTAACTTAACGTGAACACGTTTACAGTCAATTATTTTCAAATGTGTTAAGCCGATATTATTTATTGCAATTTCTAAAAAGTTTACAGATCCGTTATACCCTGAATAAGTTTTCTTTGAAATATTACTTTTCTTTTTGTCTAAGGCAAAACGTAAAGATTCAATTAATGTGAATTGGCTTTGTTGATTTATTTGATCTATTGTGTCTGGATTCCAACCCTCTTTTAAATCGTTCAGGATTAATTTAGCTAAATAGTTAAATTCAAGTTCCCTTTGCTTTAAATCTTTGATACGGTTTATTTCATTTTTGATGCGGTGTTGCTTCCCGTTAAATCGAAAATGTACGTACCATGAAACACCGCTTTTTGATAATTTAGGGATTGTATAAGAGTTTTCCATTTGTGTACTGTTTTGTGTACTATAAGGTAAAAAAAAATCGGGAAGTCACTGTTTATAGCGCTTCCCGATTCTGGGCGGAGAAAGAGGGAAACTACGTAATATATTTTAAGTGAAAAAATATGAACGTTTACGGGCGTTCTATGTATTATACACTAGCGCATTTTACCTTTGTTTGTGTACTGTTTTGGGTACTGTGTTGACGCATAAAAAGATTTTCAGTTTTTCTTATAATCCAGTTAGAATCTAAATTGTAAAACTCACAAATATTATGTACATGAATTAAATTAAAATGATTCACTTTATTTTTTATATTGGATAAGTTTTGTTCAGGCAAACCACATGCATTGCAAAAGTCACGTTTGTATTTCAACACGCCACGGCTTTGCAATTCCTTTAAAAGCTCAAACATCCGTTTATCTAAATCTTCTATTTTCATAATGTTAAGTTTGTGTAAAATGAGGTTTCCCGTAAAGAAGTTATTTATATAACTATTACGTTTGAGTAATTAACCTCAAAACCTATTTAAAATGATTTACCTACTTTGGTTTAAAAACCTGCTTATTAATTTTGTATTAAAAATTATTGTTTGTTTACTAAAATTTTTAATAAGTCCTTTATCGTTTCTTTTAAAAATTCGTTTTCTTTAACCAAATCGAAATTATCTTTTACAAAAACCTCTTTCCTATCTGGTGAGGGGTTTTTTGTTTCTATCATTTTAAAACCTTTTTTGAACTTATCAATAAAATCTTTTGACGGTTTTATTTTCCCGCTCATAATTCCAGAAACCGCACCTTTAGAAAAGTTAGTTACTTCTACTATTTCCGTATTAGTAGGTGTAGATACAAACTGTTTTAGTAAGTAGTCTAGTTCCTCGTTCCCGTTAAAGCGTTCAATCTTAATCATTCTTAATAAAAGTTTAATAAAAGTTTTGTTGTTCAATAAAAGTTCAGTACTTTTGATAAATCAAATTGAATATTCGATTTGAACTAATAAAGTAAATCAAAATATAATAACAAAACAAATTATTATGATAAAAAAAGAGATTTTAGTTAGTTTGGTAAGAGATAACTTACTACATGATAAAATATTTTTAAAATTGAAATATCGCCAATCAACTATCAGTCAATCATTTAAGAGGTGCGTAGAACGAAACAAGATAAGCGGAAAGACGCATGACCCCGCAGTATTAGATATTATCAAAAAACACTTAAAATTAACCGATAAACAACTTTTTGAATAATGAAAAACATTGAAAATTATATAGAAAAATACTATTACAAAGCTGGAGTGTGTATAGTACTTGTTTGGGTAATCACAGGTTTAATCTTATTTATTTAGTTATGATAAATATAACAAATGAGTGTAACATGGAGCTAATGGCTCGTTATCCAGACAATTACTTTGATTTAGCAATAGTTGACCCGCCTTATGGGATAGATTACGCTAAAAGAAAACAAAAAAACAAAAATTCAAAGATAAAATATACTCCGAAAAATTGGGACGTTAACAGACCTGAAAAAGAATATTTTACAGAATTAATGAGGGTTTCAAAAAATCAAATAATTTGGGGAGGAAATTACTTTTTAGACATTTTAGGTAATAGTAAAGGAATGATTTGTTGGGATAAATGCCAGCCAGAAGGACTTGATCAAGCTATGTGTGAATTTGCTTGGACTAATATAAATAAAAGTGCTAAAATAGTTAAAACATCAATACAACAGATACAATTTACAAGAACACACCCAACGGAAAAACCGAAAAAATTATATGATTGGTTATTAAATATGTACGCAAAAGACGGTGATAAAATATTAGATACGCATTTAGGCTCTGGAAGCATTGCAATAGCGTGCCATGATTATAAGTTTGAGTTAACAGCTTGCGAATTAGATAAGGAATACTTTGACAAAGCAATGGAGCGTATCAATAACCACGTAGCACAGCAGAAGCTATTTTAAATAAAAAAAATATGGAATTAAACACTAATGAGAGAACGGATTTACCTCAAATTCATTTATCCGCAATTGACGGAGAAACAAAGGCACAAGCGACCGAAATAGTTATTCATAAAATTGCCGATGGTTCTATTTTTATAGAATGGTTTCCAAGTGAAATTATACAAAAAGCATTGAACTGCAATCAATTTATGGCAACCTTTAATCAAGAAGCAAAAAATAAATTAATTGATTTTATAAATTCTGATGTGACTTATGTGATTTAACGTAGCTATTGGATACACACTATAAACACATTACAATATTTAAAAACCTATTCTAATGACAAAGGAGAAACAAATTGAACTGATACTTCAGCTAATTAATAGTGATGCAGTACCTAGTGTCCCAAAGCTAAACAACCGTAAAGAAACCCCGAAGGAAATGCAAATTAGAGTATCTAAAAACTTTACTGAATACAAGGTAAAAATAGCTATTAAAAAAAATTTGCAAAAATAGTTCAATAAAAGTTTTTTAGTTCAATAAAAGTTTACTAAATTTGAATATTCAAAACAACCAAACAATTAGAAATTATGACACTAACTAAAAAAGATTTATTCAACCTAACCGCTCCACAAGGAATGTTTACACCTGATTCAATTAAAGAGGTTATTTCATACACTGGAGTAAAACGATTAGTTTATTTCAAAAAAGTAAACGGTGCAAGTTTTTGGAGCGATTCACTTGACAGTTTAGAGATAATGGTAAGAAATCACAAACCATTAATTAACGATGGTGCAAAGTGGGATTATAATAACGGAACTAATTTTAATAACGATTAATTATGAATTGGATAAATAAAACTACAGCGGACTACAAAAAAGAAGCTGAAGAAGCGATAAGAAAACACGAAGAAAAAAGAAAAGAGCAACTTGAAAAACAGACAAAATGAAAACAGGATATAAAATAACAGGTTCGATTTGGTCAACATCTAAATATTTTTATGTGTATAATTTTCCAAGTTTAAATGAATTATTTCTAGCTGGTTTTTTAGATAAAAATAAAAAAACAAGTGTGTATAATGAATGTGTCGGAGTTTGGAAAATTAAAAACTAAAAAATAATGGAACTACACACAAGAAAACCAAGTTTAAAATCAGCCTTAAATAGGCTTTTTAGGGTAGCTAAAAGGATTGAAATCACAAAGCTATCTACAAGCACCGTAACGGTTAAAAACGTTTACAAAAACAAACAAATTATAGATGTATCAAGTCAAATTATTAACAGATGTTACTCAAGAATATGAAAAATAAAATAATATTATCCGTACTAATTACAATTTTCTCCTCAATAATGATCTATGTGATTGTTTACGGAGACATGAGCTAAACCAATTAAAAAACAAATTATGAAAAATTTAGATTTATGGAACAAGGTCGAAAAAACCAATCCAAAGTACACAAAAAACGCAAATGTAAGAGGCAATAAAATAACATCGATAAGCCCACAGTTTCAGATAATGAACGTGACTGAGCAGTTTGGAACATACGGTGAAACATGGGGGTTTAAAAACCTTGTATTAGATTATTCTTTGTCAAAAGATTTTGGCTTGGTAGTGTTAAACGCAACATTCTTTTTTCCTAAAGGAGAATTTGAAATTAAAAATTCAATTAGTTTATTTATTGATAATGCGAAAACAAAAGTAGATAACGATTTTGCAAAGAAAATAGAAACCGACACGCTTACAAAAGCAATATCTAAACTAGGATTTAATGCGGATATATTCATGGGTAAATTTGATGACTTAAGATACATTGAAGAAATGAATGAGGAATTTAATCCAGAGATTAAGGCTAAAAAAGAAGCTGATTTAAAAGAAGCTAAATTATTAGAAGATAAACAAGCCAAAGAAATTTCAGACAGAATTGAGCGTAATACTATCCGTTTGAATACTTGTGAAACTGTAGAAATGTTAGGTAACCTTTATAATACTTTCTCTCCAATTGAGAAAACTGAAATGAAAGTTTTAACTACGGAACTTAAAGAAAAATTAACCTTAATATCAGCGTAATGGAAAGTAACAGAGAAGTATTTTTAAGAATGTCAGAGGAACATTATATGGCAATACCAAGCGAGGTACGTGAGTCATTTTTAAGTGATAAAAGAGTAGATGAAGAAAAAGGAGACTGGTCGGAAAATATGAAAGATATAGATTTTTCGCTTTTGTATAAAGGTGTGAAAACTGCAAAAAAATATCTATCTGATAGAGAATTTCAGTTAAGAGAAGAACGTAGAAAAATAACAATTAAATAAATAAAAATGGAAGTAGTAGGAAAAATTAAAGTTATCAATGCAAATTGTGGAAACGAAAAATTTGCAAAATCAGAAATGGTAGTTACAACAGACGAACAATATCCACAAGAGATAATGATTGAGTTTGGAGGACAAAAAAGCGATTTAGTAGATCCTTACAAAGTAGGTCAGAATGTAAAAGTATCTATAAATTTAGGTGGCAGAATGTGGACAAATGCCGAAGGAGTTGACAAGTATTTTAACAGTATTAGAGGTTGGAGAATTGAAAAGTTAGAAAGTAGCGAACCCGCATCAGAGCCGAAAAAAGATTCGATAAAAGAGGGAGCGACGGTAAATGCAAATGAACCACAAGATGATCTTCCTTTTTAGAAACCAATAACACCTCCCGATTAAAAGGGAGGTTATTTTAAACCAATAAATTATGAATAATATACAAATAAAAGCACGTGAATTAGTTTCAAGTTTTACAGAGCCAGTAGATAGACTACATAAATATCCAATGTGTTTTGATACCGCTAAACAATGCGCATTAATTGCAGTTGATGAACTTATAAAATACCACGAATCACTTTTTGATAAAGGATTTAAAGAAGTACATATTGCTTTATCGTCACCAATAAAGACATACAATGATATTTTAAACCCATTATTAAAAGAGTTGCGGGAACTAAAAGAAGAAATTGAAAAACTATAAATGAAATACACCGAAGAACAAAAGAAGCAGTTAAAGAGAAAAAATATACCATACTTACCAAGACATAACAGGTCAATTCCTAGTGTAATAATTAAAGACGGTTTTTATATTATTGAATCTAAAATGAACCGATGATTGAAAGAATACGCAAACAGATGATTAAAAACCCGTCATCTAAATTATGGGATAAAGATTTTAAACGATGGAATGATAAAGATAAAGCAGACTTTGAAAAACTTGAAAACGGTGTTATTATTAAGAAAATAGAACGTAGAATAAATGTAAATGCTATAAAAGTTTTAAGAGTTTCAGACGGCAAAATATACCACAGTATAACCGAGTGTGCAATGCAAAACGATTTCCATAAAATAGAAATGCAAAAACAACTAAACGAAAATATAAACTTTAAAAGACTATAAATGAACCCAAAGAAAAAACATACGTTAATGCATAAACTATATTGTTTGTCAAGTTTACTGCTCGAAAACCTTGACGAACTAAAACCAACAACTCCGACCGCAATTAAATTTAAAGACGATTTAACGGGGTTTTGTGAAGAATTAAACAACCAAGTAGCAGACACAGCAACGATTCAAAAAAGTACTTATTTCAGTACTATAAGCAATAAAATAGACACGATACTAAGAAAAGAATTTAACGAAAATATGTAAAAATAAACTACGTTATCAACGTAACTTTAATTTATTTAAACTATATTTGTACTTGTAATGAAGTGAGAAGCATTGCAAATTTAAAAAGACATTATAAGAAATCCATTAGGAAAGCCCTTCTCACAATTCGGCTGACTTAATGGATTTTAACTTTTTAACCTACAGTTTATTGGAACTTAAAACCATTACTTATTATGGCAAAATTTGAATTAAAATTTATTGATTTATTTAAAGAAAAAGATTTTATTAAATGTGAATCTTATAATCAATTTGATGTAGAAGATAAGGTTATTAAAATTGAAGGATATGTAGATTCCCAATATTTTCATATTTTTTTAGATAAATCAACAGCGATAAAATTCGCCAAAACACTTCGTACTGAAATTAATAAAATAACAGAAAGCGAGGGTTTAGATGGCTAAGGATAAGAAATCATTTTTAGTTTATTGTGACCTAATTCATACCGTTAGAAAAATGCGTAAAGAAGATGCTGGGGAATTGTTCCTGCATCTTCTTGAATACACTAACGACCTAGAGCCAGAGACCGAAAATGCTATAGTTGATATTGTTTTTGAGCCTATTAAACAGCAGTTAAAAAGGGATTTAGTGGCGTATGGTAAAAGCATTGAAGATAGTAGTATTAACGGGCGTGTAGGTAATTTAAAGAGGTGGAATACTGATCTATTTACGCAATATAAAAACAAAGAAATAACTCTAGAGCAAGCGGAAAGTATCGCCACCCATCGCAAGGCATCGCCACCCGATGAAAATGATCGCCCCCTGTCGCTAACCATCGCCAACATCGCTGTAACAGATACAGTAACAGTTACAGATAAAGATATAGTAATACCTAAAGTATCTTCTACACCTACGGTGAATTGGGATATGCTTTTACAGCAATTCAATAACATAACAAACAAACAGGCTAGAGTTGTTGATGATAAATCTAAAAAACAATTTTTAGCAAGGTTAAAAGAAGGATACACCAAGATCGATATTATAAATGCAATTACCAACTGTTACAATTCAGAATTTCACAAAGGGAACGGACATAAAAACTTAACCTTAGAATTTATTAGCCGTCCAGATAAGTTCGCAATGTATTTCGATTTTAAAGAAACAATAGTTAAACCACAAATTAAACAAGATAGATTATAAACTTAAAAACTAAAAATATGAAAACTGAATTAAAAAATTATACATCTACAGAAATACACAGAGAATTTTTAGATTTATCATTAGAAAAAAGAAATAAAATACTTTACGATGCGATAGACTATATGCAAAGTTATAACGGTAGAAGTAGATTTTTATGTATAGCAATGGCTATGGGTTATGAAAATTATGAAGGGGATAGTATTAGTTATTTTAAAAATGAAAAATAAATGAGCTGGACTAACCAAAATGCAATAAACAGAGTCTTTAACGTTTATAAGCGATTTAAAGAACAAAAAGGTAAGCTTTGGGATAATGACATCGAAGCGTTAAAAACTATCAACACAGCCCTTGAAAACAGCTCAAAAGAACATGTTAACGATAATTTACTCTACGCTAAAGTTCTTGCAATATGTTTAGTGAATGAATTGCGCTACACAAGGGATATAAAAGATGCAATGAGATGCGTTAGTTCTGATATAAGAAAACCTTTAAATTATCACTTGGATTTCTTAAGAATGCACCTAAACGAAATTGATTTAGAAGCACATTTTAGATATTTAGGAATGTTAGATTTTGATTTCTGGGATGTGACACAAGAAACTAAAGACAAAAAGGCTAAAATAATTCAAGGGATTGAACCTGAAATGATTGATAAAATAAAACATAGCTGGACTTTGGAAAATGTGAAAAAATCATTTTATAAAACAGCAAACGAGTTTTTACAAGATGTGGGTAATTATAAATAATTGAGTATGAACTTTGACGAATTAATCACAACAGGAACGCCTGAAATTATACCGAATGATTTTGCAAAAATGTTCAAGGATGCGTATATCAATCCTAGTGAGAAGATAAAACCGCAACCACTGGCAATATCAATGGGCGTTAAACTTTATAAAAGCGAATATTACCCTGTGCCTTTAGGATCTTACGGAGATTTCAGTTGTTTGGTTGGAGCTTCCAAAAGCGGTAAGACTTTCTTAAAATCAGGCATTGAGGCAATCTATCTAGGAGGGAACGCAAACAAATACTTTCCTACTATGAAAGCGCACAACAATATGGATAAAGTAGTAGTAGCATTTGATACCGAACAAAGCCGATTTCATACCCAAAGAGTGGTTAAAAGAGTCATTGAAATGGTAGGTAATGATGACGGTAGATACAACGCTTTTTCTTTAAGGGGCTATTCCGCAAAAGAACGGTTTCAATTTATCGATTGGGTAGTGTATGAGAGTGATTTTAAAGGACAAATAGGTTTAATGTCTATTGATGGATTTGTTGATTTATTAGATGATTTTAACAACCTAGAAGAAAGCACCGCATTAACGCAAAAATTATTAGAATGGACAGCCAACGGGAATATGCATTGTACGGGAATATTACATAAGAATTTCGGAACTGAAAAACCAGTTGGACATATTGGTTCATCGGTATTGAAGAAGGCGGAAACGGGAATCTTTATTGATGAAGATGGGAAAAACAAGAAAGTAGAATGTAGGTACTCTAGAAACGTAGCATTTGAAACCTTCAACTATACCATCAACGACGACAACTGGCTACCGTACGAAATTGATTCTAGCGTAGGAGATAAACTACCTAGAAACAAAGAAACAACAGCAAAATTTTAATAAAAACACAATGGGAAAATTAATAGATGAATTAGAGCAATTATGTAATGAATATATATCAAAAATGAATGAGATTGATTTTAAAAAATCAGACCATAGTTATTACAGAGGAAAAGTAGACGGAATTTTTGAAGCACTTAAATTAATTGATAAATACAGATAAAATATTATGAAGAATTTAATATCAATGACAGATTTTGTTTTAGAGCAAAGGAAAATACACCAAGGAGATTTTGAGGATTTATCAGATTTATATTTTAGATACGCCAACTTCCTAAAAGAACCTTTAGAATTAGGAATGTTTGTTCCATGTGATGAAGAGGGGAATGTTTTAAATGAATTTGACTATTTAGTTGATATTGATAAGCATACTGAATGGTTTGAAGCAAAAGAACGGGTTTTGTTTGGTGGGTTTCGTTATAATTCACCAGGATATGTTACGGATGGAATATTTAAATTTAATGAGGAATATCTTAATGGTAAAACAATCGAAGATTTAGTAAAATACAATTTACAACTAACCCCAACAGCATTAAAACAATTAGGACTATGAAAAAAAAGCAATCGCCACTTACCAGAATAAACAGGATTATGGAGTTTTTAAGGAAACGAGGGAATAACAAAGAATCGGTTAACGAAGTTTATAGAAACGTTTTAAAAGCAAGAAATGAATCATAAAATCAGTCTAAAACCATTAAGCGTAAACGAGGCGTTTAAAGGACGTAGATTTAAAACAGATAAGTATGATCTATTTATTCGTAATTGTTTGTTATTGCTACCGAAAACAATATCTATTCCAAACGAAACGAGTATTAAATTAGCTATTGAGTTTGGTTTTAGTTCCAAAGCAAGTGATATTGATAATTGTTGCAAGTCTTTTATAGATTGTTTGGTTAAAAAATATAAAGTTGATGATAGATTTATATACGAATTACATGTATTTAAGTCTATTGTAAAGAAAGGTGAGGAATATATTAATTTTAAAATTTATTAAAAGTTACTATATTAACGTAAGTTTTTGTATCTTTGGGTAGCTAAAGTAGCCCTAAGTAGGTATGTCAGAAGAAAAAGAAAGATACGGAAGAAAAAAAGGTACGCCTAATAAGACCACAGCTCAAACTAGAGAGCTGTTCCAGTCTATTGTTGACAGCAATATAGAACAAATCAAATTAGATTTAATAGAATTAAAGCCAGTCGAGAGAGTGAAAGCTATTATCGAACTGGCTAAATTTTGTGTACCTACTTTGAAAGCAATAGATTATACCGACAATACACCAGTAGAAAAAAATCCTGTTAAAATTATATTTGTTAAGAAATGATAGGGGAAATATATTTCTCAGATAAATACACTTCGTTATTTGAATTATTGGAAAATGAATATCCCGAAGTTGATACTGTTTTAGTATCAGGCGGTAGGGATTCAGGAAAGACTTTTGGAATAGGTTGTTTCGTAGGCACAGCAGCAGAGCAATACAATCACAGAGTTTTATACACTAGACAAACAATGTCAAGCACAAACAACTCTATTACCAGAGCATTAGATAATAGGCTGGAGTTATTAGATATTGCGGACTGTTTTACTTTTGCTAATAACGATTATCTATCAAAGAATGGTAAGGGGTTAATATCTATAACAGGACAAAAGACAAGCAGCGGAACACAAACGGCAAAGTTAAAATCATTAGAAAACTATTCTATATTCATAACAGATGAGGGGGAGGAATTAGAAAACTACGAAGATTGGGAAAAGATTAAACGATCTATGAGAGCAAATGATGTGCAATGTTTGTCAATCATATCTTTTAACCCGCCAACTAAAGCACACTGGATTTACCCGCAATGGTATTTAAATATACCAGAGGGATTTAATGGAGTGATTGGAAATATAATGTACATACATACTACTTATTTAGACAATGGTAAAGAGAATATGGCTTTGCATAACTGGAATGAATACGAAAGATTAAGAGGTGTTTATGAATATTATTTATCTGTTTCTACCGATGAAAGAATTAGTTTACCAAAGAAAACAATAAGAGAATATAAGAATTATAAAAATACTATTTTAGGAGGGTTTAGAGATACAGCGGAGGGCGTAATTTTTGATTACACAATTGGCGATTATGTAAATGGAGATTATGATATTTATGCAATGGATCAGGGGTTTAACGATCCTACTACATTAATTAAAATAAATGTAGATAAGAACCAAAAGAAAATATATTTAAAGCAGTGTTATTATGCGGTTGGTAAAACTGAAACTGATATTTATAATTCAATAAAAGACGAGGTTAGACAAGTTCGTATATGGTGTGATAGTGCCGTACCAATGTTTATAGAGGGATTGAGAAGAAAAGGATTAAATATTAAACCATGTATAAAACCAAAGATAGTAGATAGTATTTATGCCTTGTTAGATTGGGAGTTGATAGTGGATCCAGATTCTAAAGAAATGATTGTAGAGTTTGATAATTATAAATGGAGCGATAAGAAACAAGATGAGCCGATAGACGCATTTAATCACTGTATTGATCCTGTTCGTTACGGATTCACACACAAGATGAGCGAAAGAATTTCACAAGTATTATAGATATGAAAAAGAAAATTGAAATGAAAGATTTAGGCAAAGCGCACACGAAAGAGTTTTTAAAGAACTATCATCCGTTTTTAAGAAATGAGTTTCGTGTTGTTTTGAAAGCTGAACTAAAAAGCGATAAAGTTTTAAAAGAATTGTTTGGCGAAAAGGAAACCGAGTTATACAAATTAGAAGCTGTCTATGCGTACCAAAATTTATAAAGACAAAGGTGATATTTCTTATCTGACTTTCAAAAACTTTTCAGAAGTAATTGAAGTTAATGATTCTGATAGTTTCGTTACCAGACAAACAATAGAGTATTTTAACCCATCTAGTTTAGAAAGTTTTGCATTAGCGTTACAAACAGAGCCAAAAACTATTTCGATGCCTTACGAGATAGATTTAGAGTTTGAAACAGCGGGTAAGTTTATAGATTGTGATACATTTTTAAAAGATGAAATGGTAATGGATTTCTTAGAATTGATAATCAAACCTAAATACTTCTGGCAAACTGTAAAGCTTGAAACGTTAAGTATATCACAAGTTAATTATATTGTCAGTTTGTTTAACGAAAAGGTTACACCGATCAAAGAAGCGCACGAATGGATCTATAACCCGCCAATATTTGGAGGCGTAAGTGAAATAACAGACGGCACGGAAGAAAGACAAGAGTTTGCAAACCATTATGGTGGGTATATTGAAATGACTTATTTAATTGCGGGTGGTGATGTATCAAAGTTTGAAACAATTACTAACTGGAGTTTAGATAAGTATTTATTTTTAGGTGAGTATTGTTTAAGAAAAAGAACCGTAGAAAATTTAAAATAATTATGGAGAATTTAATAGTAGATTTAATGTGTATTTCATTAGCATTTAATATCATGTGGTTAATGGATTATATTTTCGATAAGGCAAATAAAAATTTAAAATAAAAAATTATGAAAAAAGCAGGATTAATAATTTCGTTTATATCAACTGTGTTTTGCTGGTATTGTGTTTATTTAGCTTGGTAATATTATGAACGAAATACAAATAGTTTACGATTGGTTAATAAACCATTTTACAAGTAGTGATTTAGTTCATACCGTTTCAATCCTGCCAACAATTGAATTAGATCAGAACAAAGAAAATATTTATCCCTTGGTAAATATAGACTTTATAAACAAGGAAACAGAAGAGCAAGCAATTGTAACCACGTTTAAAATAACAGTAATTCAGCAACGAGATACGCAACCGATTAAAACAAATAGCAAGCTATTAACTGAGACTAATTATTTAGATAACGTAAATGAAACAGCCAACATCTGCACCCGTTTTTATAATATTCTTACTGGGCAAAACAATATTTATAATATTGAATTAGTAGACATGACAAAAGAAAAGCCATTGCGTAATTGGGGGTTCAATACTTGTGATGGATTTCAATTCGAGGTTACTTTGTCAATTCCTAATATGGGTAAATCGTGCTAACTGAAACCGAAATAAGAGCGATAGCGCAAAAGGTAATAGATCAGTCCAAAAGCTCAGCGAGAGTTGACACAGGGGCATTAAAGCGTTCTATGGCTTTTACTTATATTCGTGGAGTTGTAACGTTTAGACAATTTATTTACGGTCAGTTCGGCAGCAATTCAAAGTTAGAAAAGAACGCAATACGATTAATGCCAAACGGTACAAAATGGAGAATAGTTTACACGCAGTTTGGAGGCAAAGAAGTTGATAGCACACCAATAAGAAACGGTAGAGCATCGCAAGGCAGTGTATTTGGAGACTTGTTTAAAACAACGACATCAAAGATTAGAGCATTGATAGCACGTAAAAAAGCAAGGGATGGCGAAAAGGAGGACTAGAGAGCAAATAGATGCTGATAAGATAATTAAACAGCACCTTAACGAGTTGGGAGAGTTGGTTTATCAGCAAGCAACCGAAACTAGCAGACGAGACACAGGACGTTTGCAGGACGAACAAAATTACAAGGTGCAACCTGATACGGTATTAACCTTTGGACAAATGGTTTACGGACAATACAATTATCCTAAAGGAGTGACAAGCGGAGAAAAGAACGCATTATTAATAGCGATTAACGATCACTTAGAAGATGCCACCGCAATTATAATCGAATCCATAACCGATGCGATAATACAGGATTACAAATAACAAAACGTGTGAAGATGCACGTTACAAATAATAACAAATGGCAGCACCTAATTTAGAAGTTTTAGACCGTACTAATATCACAACCGCAAACAAAATAACCTTTGCAAACAGTCCTATTCATTTACGTATTCAAAACGTTGCACAAAATAATACGATTCAATCAGTTGTAGTTTATTTGTGGATTTGGAACGGCTCTCAGAATAAAGTATTAGGAAGCCCAAACGCAACATACGTTAAAAGTAAAATAAGCGCATCAGATGACTACATAAATATCGAGGTTGCAGATGTTATCAAAGCCTATTTAATCAATCCGTTAAACGCATTAAATACCAACCAACCTACATTTGCATACAATGAATTGACTAATCCAGTGATTACAGGTCAAGGAGTTTTCTGGCAAGTGATAGCAGATATTACTTCTACAGCAGGATTAGAAAGAATTGTAAACGCTACACGATTTGCTACACTTGGTTATCGTTGGAACTACGAGCAAAACCTAATAACAAACAACGGAAATAATCCAAACGGAGCAAATGGATTTATAGAAACGGTTAATAAATGGTACAATCCAAATGTACATAATTATATTAGTCAGGCTTTTAACTTGTCTACAACAGTCGGAACTGCTACGAGTGCTAACCTTGTAACGGTTTCCGATGTTGTACCTACTACACAATGGAAAAGATGCAGCAGAGAGCCTGTCTTAATTGTATTCCTCAACAAACTTGGTCTTTGGGAGATGTTTACAACTCACGGCAAAGTAACAGTTAAGAATAAAATAGAAGCGGTTACAGGTCGCAGGTCGTTTAGAGATCCTTCCAAGATTGACAACAGCTACACACATTCAAAACTTAGAGAAGTTTCAGAGGTGCTGCAATCGTATTCTATTAATACAGGGGCTTTAACCGAAGATATGAACTCTACTATTGAACAAATTATTTACTCACCTAAAGTTTACTTAATTAAGTTCAAAGGGGATAAACAAACCAGTACCACAGTAGGGGTTACGATAGATAGTACTTTAGTGACTATTGATAATGTTAACATAACTATTGATAGTGCAATAGTAGGTCAGGAAAGCAACGGTTTTTTTAAAACACATCAACAAATTCCAGTAGTAGTTACTGATTCAGATTTCGGAAGAAAAACAAGGTTAAACGATAAAAACCAAATTGACTATACAATTAATTTTGAAGAAACTACTAACAAGATTTTAAGCGTAAGATAATGACAGAAGTATTTGTATCAATTGACAATTTAGAATTTACTAAATTAGATCTTTCAAAAGACGAAAGTATTTTAATGAAGTACACGCAAAAAGATTTACAGGATATTTCTAAAATCTTTTCGCCTTACTCTCAAAACTTTAATTTTCCTGCAACTCCAAAAAATAGAATGGCTTTTGGTTTCTTTGGAGATACTGAAATCGTAAAAGTAAGCACAGAAAAGAAATACTTTTGCAAAATATACACCGATGGAATCTTGAACTTATCGGGATTTATTGTATTAAGCGAATTGAGTTATGACAACAACAAACCCGAAACATTCACAGGTAATTTTACCACTTCAATGCTTAATCTTAAAGACAGGATAGGTGATGATAGTATTAGAGATTTAGCCCCCGTTGGATTAGTAGTTGATTGGACGTTTAAAAACGTTTTTAATTTAGTGAAAGGGGTTCAAAATAAGACAGTTGAAGGTGTTAACACTACTTTCTTTGTGCCTTTAATATCAAATAACCGTGTTTGGGCTTACAACCAGAACGATACTACAATTTTAAAAGATAATATTGCGTATAAAATTACAAATTTACCGAGTTCAAATAACTTAATTCAATCTACAGAGCTAAGACCTTGCGTTTCTTTTAGTTCAATTATTGATTTAATGATAAAAAAGTACGGTTTATTGATTACTTGCCCTTTATTTTCACGCAAAGAGTATAAAGATTTGTATGTATGGTGTACTAATGAAGATATTTATAGTACAAAAGCAACAAAATTAACTATTAAAACTGCTTTCGGACAGTTGTTTTTTTACGATGCTAAAAACGAAAACGGCATTCCCGATCCTAAAAAGTACACAGCAACGGCCAATACAACGACAAACTTATTTAAAGTTATAAAGCGTGCCTTGCCTTTTCCTAATTCTGGGGAATACAACGAGAAAGGATTTAATTTTAAAGTAAACTTAACGGGTGTTTCAGTTACAGGTGGCTCATCTACAACAAAAGCAATTGTCACATTAAAAAGGAAAACAACCTTAGAAGTATTTGCGTCAAAAGAATTTGATTTAGTAGGGACTAATATTGATTGTTTAGTTCCTGTTAGTGACAATTTATTTATAGGTAATGAAATAGAATTTGAGGCACATATATCTTTTAACCAACCTTTGAGTTGGAATAATTGCGAGTATAGAGTAGAGTTTAGATATTACGATGGTAAGACTGGAATATTCAGCGGAAAAGAGTATGCAACTTATTATTACGAATCTAAAACAAATAATAATAGTTCAGAAGTATCAGCAACAAACATAGACTTATTTAAATCTTTACCAGATATTAAGTGCGTGGACTTTCTTAGTTCGTTTTTCAAGGCGTTTAATATTTCTGTATTTGATACGTCACCAAACAATGAGAATCTATTTTGGTTAACGCCTTTAGATATACAAACGGTAGGACAAACATATTCTAAAGCGGTTTTAGATTATACGCCTTATGTCGATGTTTCAAGTTTTAAAAAAGCAGTTCCAAGCGATTATAATTATTATAATTTCAAACACGCAACGAGTAAATATAAATCTAATGTGGATTATGCGAGTGCCACAACGTTAGAATACGGCCAAGTTGTAAACCCTGCAATTAAACCAAGCAACGCAAAAGAGTTTAAGGTAGAAACTAATTTTAGTTTAATAGTTCCTGTAACAATTCAAGGTACAGCTGGAACACTGACGCACTACGGATTTACAAATGATACGCCCGAAATAATAGAAACTGGAGAAACAAGATACTCACCTAATTTTGGGGAGTTAACTATTTTTTATTCTCACGGAAACCAGCCGTTACCCGATCCATTTGGTTTTAAATCTGCTAATAATTCTGGGTTAAATATAAATGCAAAATTAGATAGTCATATAAAAGTTGCGCCTTGGAATATTGAAAATGATTCATTTGCATTTAGCATATTGGTAGATTATGATTTAAATAATTACCCTATAAATTTATACCTAAAAGGGTACGACACGCAAACAGCAAGACTACTAAATATAAACGTTTTAAGCCATGATTTTACATTCAACCTACCAAGTAATGAAATTTATTTAAACGAAGCTACGACGGTACAAGGGGGAGGAAATACACCCGCAGGATTTAGATTGCAAAACGATATTATAGTAGGAGAAACACTCTTTACCATATTAGATGCAAGCGTAGATATTACAACAGGAAAGGCACAATTAACATTATTAAATAAATAAAATGGCGCAAGAAGATATTGAACAAAAGATTAAGTTAACCTACGAAACCAATGCAGATGAGGCTTCACAAACGGTTAATAATTTAACTAACAACGTTGATAAAACCACCGATGCACAAACTAAGTCCGCAAAAGCCACTAAATTACAAGGCGATGCAATCAGGGATTTAGCACCAGCAGCCACAAGCGCAGTAGATAGCCTTAAATCAATGGGTAAAGCGATGTGGGCATTAGTTGCAAACCCGTTAGGAATAGTATTAACAGCTATTGCGGTGGTTATTGGGGTGTTGTTCTTAGCTTTTAAATCGTTTCAGCCGTTAATCGATAAAGTGGAGCAGTCTTTCGCAGCACTTGGGGCGGTTGTAAATGTTATTAAAACCACATTTATAGCGGTTGTCACAGGTACGAAATCACTAGGAGAAGCGTTTGGAGGTCTTAGCGATGATATGAGTATCGCTGCCAAAAGAACCATGGCACTTGTTAAGGCTCAACAGGATTTGGAGGACGCAATGGAAGTTTCAGAAGTCAGCACTGCAAGAACAAACGCACAAATAAACAAACTAAACGCACAGTTAAAAAATATAAATTTAACAGAAGAAGAACGTTTAAAAATTGCTGAAAAAAGCGAGAAACTACAGAAAGAAGTTTTTAATTCAAAAGTAAAAGAAGCTGACCAATTAGTTAAGAATGCAAGAGAAGCAATATCTACTAAAGCAAATTTAACTAAAGAAGAAGAAAAGCAACTTAAAAAACAAGGGGTAGCTTATAAAGATTATGTAGAGCTAAAAGGCGCAGATGTTCAAGAAGAATTTAAAACTTTAAAAGAAGCGCAATTAAAAAGGATTGCATTAGAGGACGAAGCTACGGTAAGGCTTGAAAAAAACTTTACAAAGCAAGAAACTTTACAACAAGCAAAGAAAGATAAAGCAGATAAAGCAGCATCAGACGCAACGTCACGAAGAGAAAAAGCAGAAGCGGAATCTGAAAAGAGACAGGAAAAAGCATCGGCAGACAAAACAAAGCGGGAAGAGGAATCGCAAAAAGTTGCGGAAGCTAAGCGTAAAAAAGAGATTGACGATGCATATAATTTAAAATTAGAACAAGATCAGGTCGTATTAGATACACAGACAGCATCAGATAAAAGAGTAGAAGATCAGGCAGCGAAAGATGCCGAGGCAGGGGCGAATAAATTAGCACGTATTAAAGGCGAGTATGAGGAAGAAATGGCTATTAAGGAGGCTATGCTTCAACAAGAGCAAGCTATACAAGACGCTAAAGTAAACATAGCGCAACAGGCTATTCAATTAATCTCAAATATATTCGGCAAATCTAAAGCAGTACAAAAAGCGGCTATTATTGCAGAAAACGCAATCGGAATTGGTAAAATGATTATTGCGAATAACACTGCAAATGTAGCGGCCTTAGCAACCCCGCAGGCAATCGCATCAAGTGGGGCAAGTGCCGTTCCCGTTATCGCATTAAATAATATTTCAACAGGTATTGGAGTTGCTTCGAGTATAGCAGCAACCGCAAAAGCATTAAAATCAGTAGGAGGGGGAACGGCAGGAGGAGGCTCTCAAACTTCTGGACCAAGAGGATCAAGTGGAGCAAGCGCAACGCCACAAGTTAACTTCCAAGCATCGAGCGAAAACCAAATAGGCAACACGGTAGCAGGTAGACTAAACGCACAGCCACCAATTAGAGTTACAGTATTAGAGAGCGATATTACAAAAACACAAACAAGCGTACAGGCTAAAGTTGTGAGTAATAGTTTTTAATTGTATCTTTAATGCTTAACTAAAAGCCTATGGATAAACTAAATGAGATTGTAAATCACTTAAATACGATCCAAAGTAAAGAAGTGTTTAAAAATGTATCTTGTGAATTGCGTTATAAAATTAGTTCACATTTAACAGTTATTACTTATCGTGATATTGATAAGATGATTAAGGCGTGTAAAGAACACGTTTACAGAGTTGAGAATGGAAAACCCTATTAAGTTAGGGTTTTTTTATTTTCAATAATTACGTTGATATATTGGTTTTTATTTGTACATTTGTTAAACAGTTACGGTCTGAAACTTGGTAACTTAAAAACATTAGCCTTTTAATTTGAGTAAAGCATCAGACCCTTTACAATATAATTGAAAGGCATTTTTAATTTATAGAGTTATGGATTTATTAGAAATAGAACAACAGAAACAAATATCAATAAAATGCAAAGAAATTATTTTATTCCTAACAGACCAAAATGAAATTTCTTTTATAAACAATATTTATAAAAAAAGCGAAGTAAAGATTAATGAATTTAATAAAAAAAATACAACAACAGTTAATCCAACACCTACTGAAATTGGCAAGTGGCATTCAGCTATTAAAAGTTATTCAAGGTCATATTTTAAAGATAAAATTAAAAAAGTATATCCAACTTATGTAGTTTCTTGTTTAGATTGTCAACATATGGAAAAAAGCGTTGATAAATATAATGATGAAAAATTTAAGTTAGATAATTATTTTAAGGACTACAAAGATTATAATTATTGTAGTGAGTGTGTTAAAAAATGGGATAAATACGAGGATGAGTATGATAAAACAAGGTTGTCTAACTCCATAAATACAGATTTTTTATATGAAAAACTAAAAGATATAAAAATAGATGAATATTGGATGAATGCATATATTTTATTAAGTAGAAAGTATTGGGATATTACTCAAATTGATGAATTAGGAAAAGCAACAAAAGAAATAATAAAAACAGAAATATTAAAACAAATAGTAACAATTAAATTAAACTAAAATTATGACACCAGTAAACACAAAATCACTTTTAGCATTTGTATTTAGCCAAATGGAAAAACTAGACAGTAAAGAAATTGATGTAGATACAGCGAACGCTCAATCTAAATTAGTACAACAAGCAAACAATCTTATTCGTTCAGAACACGAAAGAAGCAGGGTTAAAATGGAAATAATTAAACATAATTCAGAGTATAACGGCAGTATTGAATTAAGAGAAATTGAAAGCAAAAACTTTGACTAAAATATTTTAAAAATAAGTTACTATATTAACGTAACTTATTAAATAATTCACTATCTTTACGGGAATTAAACTATATGAAGATGTATAGAACCTTTAACACGAATACAAAAAGCCTATCTGATATTATACTCGGATAGGCTTTTCTGTTTATATGCCTATGAAAGTTTACGAAATTACATTCGAGAAAGATTTTAAAGTTAGCCTAGTTAAAAATCCAGCTTTGGAAATGACAATGGTAAAGTTTAGCGAAGAAATAGAAACGCCTTTATACTTCGCCAACGAGGAAAAAAGACAAATCTTTTCAGTGGCTATGTCACCTGATAAATTAATCTATCGTAACAACATACAAGGCGAGCCTGCTAACGTATTCTACACCGCAGAAACGATTGAGAAATTCCAACAAAACTACTTTAGAACAAACGCCAACAGCGGAACGAATATAGATCACGCAGAATTTAATACCGAGGGTGTATTTCCTTTTGAATCTTGGATAGTGGCAAACCCTGCTAATGATAAATCAAATGAACTTGGTCTAGTAACTAAAAAGGGTGATTTGGTTATGGGTTTTAAAGTTGATAACGATGCTGTTTGGAAACAATGTAAGGAAGGTAATCTTGATGGGTTAAGTATCGAAGGGAAAGTTTTATTTAAAGAAGTAAACACTAACATTAATATTAATATGAATACAGAAAAAAAGGAAAATCTTTTGACTAAGATCATCGCTTTATTTTCCGCAGATGTTCCTGATGAAGAAACAAAAGTAGAAATGGCAGTCGATCCAAAAGAAGAAGATAAAAAAGAAGACGCACCTATTGAAGATGCACCAAAAGAAATTACAGCAGAAGCGGTGGCTGAAAATGAACCTATTGCAGAGGAAGTCGCAGAGGTCGCAGCCACCCCAGATGCCGAAGATTTACAATTAAAGTTTGACGCATTGATTGAAGAAAACGGAAAACTTAAAGCAGACTTAGCGTCGCTATTGGCTGATAAAGTAAAAGCCGAAGAAGATTTAGTGACAATGAGCAAACAAACGCCAGCAGCAGCAGCGATTGTGGACTTGCCTATTGAAGTTAAAATGACAGCTGAAGAAGCAAAACTAGACCGATTCAAAAAACAACATTTAAATAAATAAAATAAAAAATTATGCCATTAGATTATACAGGAAAAGTAGTAGTAAGAGGTGCGCAAATCGCTGAAATCGGTTTAGAGCAACTTTATGTTGACAAATCCATTGCAGATGGGATTGTAGCATTAAACACCGATTCAAAGCACGGAGTTGTAAAAACAGAAACGTCAAACGATGTTACAGAGCAAGCCTACACAGGTCAAGCACTTACAGCAGATGGAAACTTCACTTTGTTTGATTACCAAGTAAACCACGTTAAGACAGAATTTAAAGTTGACATTTTGACTGATACTTTGCGTAATACTATCATGGGCGAAGATATGGCTAAGGGAGCGGCTAATATCGAAGCACCACGTTTCATGCAATTAGCAGCCGATCAGTTAGGTGCTAAAATGGCACACAAAGCACAAGTACAAAGATGGATAGGAGCAACAGCCGCAACGAAGGCAGCTATCGCAGCATTAGTAGCAGCAGCCCCACAAGGATCTATCTCTGTATCAACTAAAGCAGTAATTGCGGCATTACCTACAACATTGAGAGATGGTTGGTTGGCAGTATCGATTTACAATTCTTTAAATGCTACTAAGGTGGCAGGACTTGGTAAGTATATCAAAGTAGTTTCATCAGCAGTTACAAGCGCAAACATTGCTGCAGAATATGCTAAAATGTATTTAGCTATTCCAGTAGTTCAAAGAGATGACACTGCAACACCTTATGTGTTAAATGCGCCTTTGTCTCACAAAGCATTAATTAAGATTGCTAACAATTCAGTTGGAGCGTCTTCAAATAAAAACTTCTTAGACGAAGGTGGTAAAATATCTTACAACGATATTCAAATCAATTTTGTTCAACTTCCAGAGGATGTGGTAATCGGTGCGCCAAAAGGATCTTTAGCATTGAACATGGATTTAGCTTCTGATGACAATTCAATGGAAGTTGGAGAGTACGCAGGTGGTTCTGATGTTAAATATTTCAGAGGAATTAATGCTTGGTCAACTCACGTATCTCGTCAAGAGTTCAATTTAATTTACGGAGGATAAAAATAATAAGGGAGCGTAAAAACTCCCTTTTAAAAATTTAATATATGAGTTGTGTAACACTTACAAAAAGCAGAAAATTAGCTTGTACTTCCAGAATTGCGGGAGTTGTGGCTATTGGTATTGCTAAATACGATTCTTTAAATAGAGTCGCAACAACCGCCACAGGAGTCGTTGCTTTACCTACGCCTTATGGTATAGGAACGATAGCACGATTAGAATTGAAAAATACAGCTACTAAATTCCTTGAAAATGGTGTAAGTGGTGGAGACAATAGAAGCACAGGCGTAACAGGAAACATTCAATGTATTTTTAATGTTGCAGCAGGTTCTGACATTAAAGACGCTTTAATGATTGAGGAGTTACTAAAAGGCGAAGTAGTTTTGTTTATCGAAAAGAAAGATGGAACTATTATAGTAGCGGGTTCACAATTAGGAGCGCAAGTAATTACAGCCGATGATGATACAGGCGGAACAATTGGAGACTTAAACGGTTATACGGTTACTTTTCAAACTATGGAACCTGATTTTTCAAGAAAATATCTTTTAACAGGCGCAGGATTAACGGCTTATGCTACTGCTTTAATGGCTTACGTTTAGTTTTTGTAGTTAATAATTGAATAAAGGCGGTTTAATATCGCCTTTTTTTATAAACATTTCAAAAAATGAAAGTACTTTTTTTATTAGAAGCCTTGAAATTTAGCTTAATACCAAGAAAATATCCTATTATTTCCGACATATTAACGCTTAATCTAAGGAATGAGACTACAGGATTGGTTATAAATCCTGCAATAACTTTTACCGTTACGGATAAGTTAAATATAACAATCACAGCACAGCCTTTAGACTTCAAAACTCAAAATAAATACGAGGTTACGATCTTAAAAGGTTCTGAAATTATCTACAAAGGCAAATTAATAGTACTTGAATCAGGTACAGACGTACAAAATTATAATTATGGCAGCCAAACCACAAGTAAATACAGTTTCAAATAGTTATCATTCTTTTGAGGGAGTTGTTAAATTCAGTGCCTACCAACCTATTGACATTAAACCATTGTATGGCAGAAAGTGGGTAACGAATGGCGCAAATAATGTAAACTTTAAAACCTACAAAGATGCTTACGATGACAGCCCTACAAATGCAAGTATTATAAATGCGTTTGTAAATTATGTGTATGGTGAGGGGTTGATCGATAAAGCAGGAAAAGAACAATTATACTCCAATGTAAAAGCAATTATATCTCCAGAAGATCAATTACTAATTTGTCAAGACTACAAAACTTATGGAGGTTATGCGGCACAAATTATTTGGAATGCAGCGATCAAACAGACCGACAGAAAGCCGTTAAAAATTGAGTATATGCCTATTTATAAACTAGGTGTAAACTATGACGGTGAAAATAAAGTAGATGGGTATTGGTATTCTTACGATTGGGGAAACCGTGCCAGATACCAACCTAAACTATATCCTAAATTCACAGGTAAAGATAACGGTAAAAACTTAGAAATACTTTACGTACGTAGACCAACTGCCGAGCCTTTTTTTCCTATTCCAGATTATTTAAGTGGGTTGTATTGGGCAAGTGTTGAGGGTGAACTTGCAAACTCCGCTTTGCATCATTTTAAAAACTCAATTGAAGATTTAACTATTATCAACTACAATAATGGAAGAATACGCGACAAAGCAGCGGCAACAAAAGAAGCTGACAAGGTGCGTAATGATGTAGTAGGAACAAACAACCGAAGTAGGGTTATTGTAGCTTTTAATGACGGTGTAGAAGAAGCGGTAGTAGTTGACAGAATTAGCCCCCCAGAATTAAACCAACAAAATGTATTCTATGCTGAAGAAGCTGAAAGAAAACTAATTGTAGCACATAGCGCACCGCCTGTATTATTTGCAGGATCAAACAGTGGAAATGGTTTTAGTTCAAATGCTGATGAAATCGCAGTAGCAACAAAAGGACTTTACCGCAGGCACATAAACCCGATGCGAGAAATTATATTAAACGGTTTGCAATCGGTTTTTGACTTGATTAATAACGAAGTTATTTTAGACTTCAAAGACTTCAAAGAAGAAGAAACCATAACAACAGCGGAATAATGAAACTCTTTTTACAACCCAACGACATAGCAAGCCTAACAGGATTCAATGGTAATATTGACAATGATAGTATTAAACCCGCTATCAATACAGCTCAAACAACACAGGTTAAACGTGTATTAGGCACTAAATTATATGATAAGATTTATACGGATTTAAATACTTTATCTGGTAATTACGCAACGATTTTTAATGATTACGTAGTTTATATGACTGCCTTTTTTACGGCTTCAATTTATTTGAGTTTATCGGTTGACAAAGTGGCAAACGGTGGAGTATTCAAACTAAGCGCAGAAAATGCGACCAATACAAGCGATGCAAAAATAAACACTTTATCAAAGAATTATGAAGCAATAGCAATCAGCTACGAGAATAATTTTAAGGATTTTATGGAAACTATTACTATTCCAGAATACGGAATAGAAGAAAAAGAAACAGAAAATACAAACTATATACCTTGGTATTAAATGGCTAAAATAAATCATAATATATCAAATCCGAATGATGGTTTGGGCGATCAGTTAAGGACAGGTTTTAGTAATCAAAACTTAATGAATGCTGAACTTTACGAAACGAAAGTAGATAAGGTTCTAGGAAAGGGATTAACTGAAAATGAGTTTACCACTACTGAAAAGACAAAGTTATTAAATATCGCAGCAGGCGCAGAAGTAAATGTACAGCCTGATTGGGCACAAGCAGACGTTAACGCAGATAGTTTTATTAAAAACAAACCTACAATAGAGGCTTCTTTTTCTTCAATATACATCGAAAAGTTTTTATCTAATGGGATAGTAAATACGGTCACTCTGCCAATAGGTGTAGTAGTGTTTAATTTATATATAGATAGGGGCGTAAGATACAAATTTTCAGAATGGACTCAAACGAATGAAATAGTGACAATACTAGGCGATATTTTACTAGCAGGAGCAGACGTATACATAACAGGAATGAAAGCATAAATCAAAACAAACAAAATGAAAAAAGTATTATTTTTATTATTAATAACGTCAATTTCATACGGTCAAGCATTATTTGACAAAGGTATAAAAATCACAGGTGGAATCGCAACGGAAAATACAGCGACAAAGGTCTTTGTGCACAGCGCAAACAACGTTCTAAACACAATAGCAAAATCAGATTTAATCGATGTATTAGAATTTGCAAGCGCAATAAATTTACCAGTTACAGGTGTATCAGGAAAGATATACGTAACTATTGATAATGGTAAGCTTTACCGATGGAATGGAACGGTTTATATTGAGTTAGCGCCAGCGCTAGTTACATCGGTTAACGGTTTGGTAGGTTCAGTAGTTTTAACCACTGCAAACATAGCGGATTCAACAAATAAACGCTACCAAACAGACGCACAGCAACTAAACAACGATGCTACAAGTCCGATACAAGCTCAATTAAATAGCAAAGCGCCTGCAACAGGTTCTACAAGTTATATACAAAATGATGCAGCTACTTTTCAAAGTGCTAATTTTGCAATAACAGGTTTTGGGCAATTTGGAAATACAAGGATAAGCGACAACGGGGCAAACGGTCAAATTCAATCTTTTAATTTAACCCCATTAGCTTTAAATCCTTTAGCCAGTAATGTAATGGTTGGTACTGCAACAGACAACAATCAAGGTAAGCTCCAAGTAAACGGTAATATTACAGCCTCCACAGCAACACTATCAAATCAAGTTACTACGTTTGGACAAGTGTTTACAAGTCCAACCTTCACAGGAACACCAACAGCACCAACAGCTGTAGCAGGAACAAACACCACGCAATTAGCTACAACGGCTTTTGTTACTAATGAATTAACTTCAAAAAGCTTTAAATCATTTTCATCTTCAACTTCTGAATCTTACGGTGATAGTATGACGGATGGATATGGCGCTACGTTAGGTTTTGATTATATGAGTTTGTTTTCTTCGTATTTTGGAGTAACAAATGTAAATAGGGCGGTTTCTGCCAGGGGAATATGGGAGGCTGTAAGATTGCATAATTTAAACATTAATATAGGGAATGTAAAATCTTCTGTTTTAATGGCGGGATTTAATGATGTTAGAAGAGGCGGAAATGCGGTTAAAACAATATCTAAAATAAAAAACGGATATAGAGCTATAATTGTAAATCAATTTTTAAAAACATTTGTCTCGACTAATAGCGGAAGTAGCACAATAACTTCTTCTGGAACTTGGACAAACTACCCTTCAGCAACTTACGGTGGTAAATCTGCTTCTTTAGGTGGTTATAATTCAATAATAGGAAGCTTTAAACAGTATAATTTTACAGATAATAATGTAGTTGTTGCGTTTATAGGTAGTGATGGAGTTGGAGAAGTACATGGAAATTTTGACGTACATATTGATGGAGTTTTTAAAGGTAATTATACAGCTAACGGGACTACAGACGGAATTTCTGATGGGTCTAATGACAACACAAGAGCGCCTTTTATTTTATATTTCGGAGGCTTAACAGATGCTTTGCATACTATTAAAATAACAGTTACTACAGCAAATTTTGTAGTAATAGATTATTTTGGGAACTTGAAAGCACCAAGATTTACAAATCCTTTGTTTTTAGTCCAAGCTCCAAAAATGAACGCATCAGGTTACGCAACAGCACCAGCTCTAGCAACGGATGTTATAATTAATCAATTAAATTCAGAACTAACGAATGTTATATCTGAGTTTTCGTATGATTACCCGATAATTAACGCTAAAACAAATGACTATTATAATATAGCTAATGGTTTAAGTGCCGATAACATACACCCAAACGATACAGGTTACAGGCAAATTTACAGTGCGATTATTAACGCTAGTAACTCATTGTATATAGATAAACCAACCGCAGTATCTATAAACTCCGTTAGGCAAATTTCAACAGCTACCACATTGACAGACAGTGATAATGGGCTTGTAATTATTCTTACAGGAAGTGCAACAGTAACAATACCCAATGGATTGGTATCTAATTTTGAATGTACATTAGTAACATTGACGGGAGCTACTCTTACGGTGGCGCAGGGTGGTTTAGTTACTTTATTAAATAACGCAGGAACCTCAATGGCAGAAAAATTAAGCTTCACACTAAAAAATACACTAACTACAAATCAATATTTAACTGTAGGAAATCTTTAAATTATGAAAAAAATAATCATATTGTTTTTACTGTCTTTAAGTTGCTTAGCTCAGTCGAATTTAGTCTTAAAACAAGTTTATGGAAATAAAAAAATAAATAGCAGTGCTTTGTTGAGCGGATTGATTGCGTATTATCCATTAGAATCTAATTCTAATGATTTAAAAAACGCGTACAACGGAGCTGACACAGCTATATCTTATATCGCATCAGGCATAGGGAACGGGGCGTCTTTTAATGGAAGTTCAAGTTTTGTATCGGTAGCTGATCAAAATGTTTTTTCTTTTACAGACGGCACAAACGACACGCCCTTTACAATAGGTTTTGGGTTAAAATTAAATGTTGTATCAGGGTATAAAGCTTTGATTTCAAAATACACCTCAGGGAATTACGAATGGGAAATAAG